CCATTCTGCCTTCTTTACACAGAGTCTTCCTTCACCGTCCACGGAGAGTATGTAGTTATCGCCGGTCTGGTCATGCGCCTTGGTGTATGCTGCCATGATGATGTCGTAGTAGGACATGTCGCTGCAGAGCATCGAGGGGATCGGGACCTTTGTCTCATAGATCGCACCAGCGTCAAGCCCCATCTCCTGACACATGAGGGCTGCAACTCCTTCCGGCGAGGTATTCTTGAAGTTCTTTGTCGTCCTCGACTTCGTCATCTGATGAACGGCATCGTAGGCGGTGTAGGTGATCGTACCGATCTGGGAGGAGCGCTCCACTGCCAAGATATGGCCCGTGAAGACAGGGCTCTTACCCTGCGAAAGGTATGCCGTCACCATGTCCCCGCAGGCAATCGCCGGGAGTTTCAAATCCGGGTCATATGGGGCATTCAGGTAGTCGAAAGAGAGCTTCCTTCCAGACTCGGCATAGTCACCGGACCACTCCAGCTTCGAGCAGGCGTTTGTGATGTCATAGGTTGCTCCGGTACTTTTTGAAATCAGATGGACATAGATCATGACGCCTCCTTTCTGCTCCTTTTCGAGTGGATTCCACGCATTTTGGCTTGAAGATCAGCTTTCTGTCTTGTATGTGGCAACGGCGTTCTTTTCACTCTGCGATTACGATTCGGTTCTCGGTATGGTCAGCTGCATGCCGGGATAGATCCTGTTCGGGTTGCTGCCAATGACATCCCTGTTTCTTTCATAGAGTTCATTCCATGAGGAGGACCCTGTCATCTTTCTTGCAATCGATGCGAGGCAGTCCCCCTTCTTCACCGTGTATACACTTTCCTGAGGGGAATCCTCGGTGGCCCTTGTGAGCTCCTTGGAGATGGTGTTCTCTTTGGTCTCACCGATCCGGACAACATCGGAAGAGGGAACGGAGATGGGCCGGTGTTCCTTAAAACTGATGTCGAAATACACGTCACCCGAACCATCGTTTTCCTTATACTCAAAAGACGGGATACGGACCCGAAAGGACCCGACACCCGTCAGAATCAGTCTTGCTGTAGAACTCCTCATGATCTTCTGGACTGTGTCCACACATTGCATGGGAGCAGCAGACCTGCAGTCGCAGTAATAAGGATCGAAGTTTTTGGGGAAGAAGCTCGAGAATGAAAACTCGTCCAGTGTTCTCTTCCCACCTAGATCCACCTCGCCGATGGCATTTACCGTTACAGTCTCGATATCTCTACCAAGCCGGATGCTGTATTCAGCCGGAAGGACTGGGAACCTTAAGGATCTGCTCCCCGACTTAATCCAGATCTGCATACTATCCTCCTCTCCAGATCATGATTCTCTTCTTCATATCAGCCTCCTGATATTCAGCCTCCTGCGGGAACTGTGCCCATGTTGTCGCTGGCAGCCATGAGCTTCCGGACCAGCATGTTTCCAATCCTGTCGATGTCTGCCTCCTCACGTACCACAATGGAATCCGAAAGCTTTGCGATTGTGATGTTCGGACGCCCAGTATCTCTTTTTGCCATCTGCACTGAAGCATCATGGGGATACACGCGGGAGCCCCTGGGAAGATCAATGATCTCACCGCCGCGCTCCGATACCTGGACGATACCGCCCTTCCAATCCTGCGTGCCGCTTGCAAGCTGAGGAATCGTTGGGATGCCCACGGAAAAGCTCTTGCCGCCGATCACCGGCACCCAGTCAGGGATCGTAAAGCCCATCCCGTTGATCACACCAATGACGGCGTTGATCGCTCCGGATACCCCATTGATGATGCCCTTTGCGATCCCGGTCAGGGTCTCAAAGATTCCGGAGAAGATATCCACGACACCCTGCCATGCCTTCTCCCAGTCACCCGTGAAGACACCGGTGATGAAATCGACGATGCCGCCAAAGATCTTTTTCACTCCATCTACAATCGGTTTGATACCTGTCATAAGGCCTTTCATTGCGCCGATAATGACACTGATCGCGGTCCCAATCACTTTCCCGGCCAGGGTGAAAGCACCGCCAAGCACCGTCCCGACTACTGTTGCAATCTTCCCGACGACCTCTCCAACCTTCCGGCCAAACTCCTGGATCTTGGGGCCGTGCTTTTGAAGAAAGTCCGCTGCTTTCCTGAACACATCTGTAAGAACAGGCAGGATCTTCCTGATGTACGGCATGAGCGGCTGGATCGCCTTCTTAATCGCCTCAAACCCTGCTCCAATGCCGGATTTTGGTCCGGATCCATCTGCCGTCTCAGAGAAGCCCTGCCTGAAGCCATCGGCGAAGTTCTTCACTGCACCGACCACTGCCTCAATCGCCTTCCCGACAGCCTTGAAGAGATCAATCAATGGCTGGAGCCTTGTCTTTGCCTTCTCGAATGCTGCCATGATCTTGTCCCAGTTCTTCCAGACAAGGATTGCAGCAAGGACAATTCCGGCAAGGATCCCGATCACGACAGCCGCCGGAGAAGTGAGTGCAGCGAGGATTCCTCCAAAGAGCTTCCCGCCAGCCCCTGCAGTTGCAAACACGCCGCCGAGCTTCCCGCCAGCTACCATCAGGCCGTTGATGAATACGCCAACCTTGGAAATGCCGGATACCATCTTGCCAAAGATGACAAGAACAGGACCGATTGCCGCGGCGATCAGAGCGATCTTCTCGATATGCTGCTGCTCCTTTGGGCTTAAGTTATTGAACGCATCAATCAGATCCGTGACCTTTTCGATGAAGGGCTGGACCGCACCGCCGATTGTCTGCCCGATGTTGTACTTGAACACATCGAAGGTCGACTTGAGTTTCTCCATCGAGCCGCCTACACCGGACATGAGAGCGTCCGACATGGACTGGGCGGATCCGGAGGAGTCATCGATGCTGCTGCTCAGAGATTTGAAGTCCGAAGGGGACGCCTCGATCAGTGTCAGCCACTTGGCCATCTGGTTTTTGCCAAAGATTGCGGATGCAGCGGACATCTTCTCAGAATCAGAAAGGCCGATGAAAGCGTCATGCAGATCCTCCTGAACTGTCAGCATGTCCTTCATCTTGCCATGGGAATCAAACACGTTTACGCCGAGCTTTTCCATCCACTCGGATCCATCCCTGGCGGGTGATGCCAGTCTTGCGATACCGGTTTTCAGCGCATTGGCGCCTTCCGAACCGCTGATGCCCGCATTCCCAAAGATACCGGTAATGGTAGCAAGATCAGACACCGACCAGCCGACAGAGCTGACCACAGGACCTGCCTCACTCATTGCTTCGAACAAGTCGCTCGTGGTGGTATTTGCAGATGCCTGCGCTTTCGCAAGAACATCTGCATAAGTCGAAGCCTCAGAGGACTGTGCGCCAAACATCTTCAGGGCATTACCCAGACCCCCTGTGACCTCAGAAAGGTCAGTGGCCGTGCCGGAAGCCAGCGCCAGGGAAGGCGTCAGCATATCGCTTGCCTCCTGGGCGTTGTATCCCTGCCGTGCAAAGTTGAGTGCTGCGTCCGCAGCATCCTGCATACCGAACGTTGAATTCGATGCCGCGTCTTTCATGGCAGAACTCAGATCCCCGGTCGCCCATGCTGCATCACCCATGGTTGCCTGCACGAGCTTCATGGACTTGTCCACCTCGCCAAACTCATTTGTGGCGGTCACGCCAAGACCGACAAGCGGAGCAGTTACGGCTGCCGAAAGGCCGGTACCCACAGAGGCAATCGACTCTCCGGTCTGCCCGACCTTCTTCCATGCGCGCTGGGCGGATTTGGAGCCGTTTGTCAGGGCATTGATCTATTTTTCGAAGTTCTGCGAGAAGTTGTCCACCAGAGAGAAGACAACGTCGATATGTTTTTCACTCACAGCCCTGCCTCCTTTCTGGCTTCTTCATAGTCCTCTGCTTCGATCTGGATAAAGCACCGCATCAGCATTCTGTCCCAGTAGCATGCGTCAAAGTAAACGGACGGAGGGAGGTGATGGTTCACAAAGAGGTAGTACATCGCCTGAAAATCTCCGTCCGTCTGGATCAGTTTTTTACGTTCTTATAGCTGATGCCGTCTTCCTCTGCATCCGTGGTTTCAATCCCTGCATCCTCCGCATCAACGAACCCGGAAAGATAGCCCACGATCTGTGCCATCTTTGTCAGTTCGCCGCCGGGAAACAGGATCTTCACAAGGTCCTTTGGGGTTGCAGCGCCAAAGTGCTTCTGTAGTGCCTCGTCCTTCACATCGATTCCCTCGATCGCATCCGCGACGAGCATCGCCTGTGCGTCATACCCTCTGGACGCCTCGTAGTTCCCCGACTTGTTTGTGCTGTGTCCCGCGATGTCGGAATAGAGGGATCCGGGGAGGGAGTGGAGTGTTACCATCGTCTTCTCTCCCAGCTTCTTAGAGAGAGTCGGTGCATACACCTCCATCTTCTTTGCCGCGGTCATGTCTCCGCGATCCAGTTTCATCAGCTTCTCAGCAAGCGTTCCTGCCATCAGTGCACCTCCACTTTGTCAAGGAAGTCGAAATCCTCAAACGTGAAGTCGTAGGACTCCTCCGAAAGGTTTGCAGCCTTCCAGTCAAAAAACGTAATCTTGCTCGGCTTGCAGGCGTAGAACACGGCCCGCTCTGCTCCGAGTGCATCGGGATCATCCAGCTTGATCAGGATCTTGTAGGAAGGGGTCTTTCCCTCCTTCACGCAGTTTGCCACCTTGTCCGCGATGTTTGAGCGGACGTGATGGAGCTTGATCGTGATCTTGCCTTCGAGCTTCGTCATCTTCTTCCCGGCAAAGAGCTTTCTTACCCGGGAGACATCGGAGTAGGTGATGTCCACCTCAGCCTTTGCCTCCTCCACTTCTGCCAGGTACTCATCATCGAACCACACCTCTCCATAGGTGCCGTTCATAACCCGGTTGCTGTCATAGTTCTTCATGCTTTTTCACCTCCTCCCATCAGATCGTGATGTCGAGATCGATATCCTCGATCGCATCCAGGACAGAAATCACGGCCTTCAGGAACACATGGGATCCGGTGTTGGCGCGCTTGATCTCATCATCTGTGCAGTCATCCACTGCCTTCTCGATGGCTCCAGCTGCATTCGGAATGACAGCAGGCTTCCCGATACTCTTGAGATACGTTCTCTGCGCATCCACATCAATCGAGCACTCCCTCGCGGAGAGCACGTCATCATCGATGAGGGTGTCAAAGTACGCATTGATCGCGGTGACCAGGAGCAGCTTGTTGTCATAGGTGTTTGCAAACTTACCAACGTAGTCGTTCTCGATCGTCTGCCGGATGTCGTGCTGGATAAGATCCAGGGCTTCCACGATCTTGATCTTCTTGAACGAGTCACCCTTTCCCCAAGCCGTGGTGACAAAGGAATTGACGGCACGGTCGAGCTTTACCTTTTCGCCATCCCAGAAGGCAAGGAGCTTTCCTGCTCCGACTGCTGTGTTTCTCTCCTCCTTTGTGAGTCTTGTGCAGTCGACGAAGTCCTCCAGCGGTGCATAGGTTGCAGAGTAGGCGATTCCGGTGCCGGCAAGCAGGCCTGCAATCCTGGCCGTTCCCTGCCCCGGGGTGACATCCACAATATTTGTGGAGATCGTCCCATCATCCGCTGTGGTGGAGACTGCCCTCTTAAGAGCTGTTGTCCAGTTGATGACGCCATCGGTATCTGCAGCCTGGTTCGAGAGAACCACCTTGGTCTTCTTGTGCTCGTTCGTCCGAAGCGCCTTTACCCAGGATGCAATCTCCTCGCCCTTCCCATCCGTCTCCGCATAAGGCCAGGCGATGTAGTCCGCATCCTCCGACTCAAAGTAGGTCTCTGCAGCTTTGTAGTTTTCTGTCATGTCCTTCTCAGAAGTCATGACGTAGGCGATGACCTTCTTTGGCGCATTGGTGTATCCCTTCAGGGCGTCAAGAAGAAGCTGCTGGTTGAGCTTCGACAGCGTGCTGGGGATGTCCTATGCGGAAAGGATCGACGTGACAGACGCTGCAGTATCCTTCAGAACAACAGCGGCGATTCCCCGATTTCCTCTTGTGATTGCCGATACACCAAGCTCCGTGAAGGTGATCGTTATACTCGGCGATGTAAGTTTAGACATTTTCTTCCTCCTTCAATAGTGTGCGCAGAAAAACGTCCTGCATCTTCTCATCCGGTGTCTCCTGCGTAGATTCATACCAGGAGAGGTCAAAGCTGATCTGCAGATCATTTCGGTTCTCCCCTGTGTAGCTGTAAGAATAGTTCGTGTAGGTCAGATGCCGGACAACATCTGCATGCTCCGGATCCTGGATATTCAGCGTCATCCTGAGCGCATCAAAAATCTCGCTGTACTTCTTCAGGTTGTCTGCCTGATCCGGAGTCTTCTGGATGTAGTTGATGTAGACGGTGCAGGAGTTTCTCTGCATGTTGGCCGACTCATGGTTCGAAGCGGTGGAAACACACTCAGCAAAAAAGTACGGCGGCACCGCCTTGTCGATGGTGTCATTGCCGTACCTTCTGATCTTCGGATAGAGATCCTTCAGGATTCCGTTTACCGCCCTGATGACGTCGCTGTAATGGATCATTTTCAGCCCCCCTCTCAGAGCAGCCCCGCATTCCTCAGTACTTCTTCTGCGGCCTGGGCCAGCAGTTCGGGGTATACTACCTCGTACTTTTTGTTGACAGAGTCCTTGAAATGCTTCCCTGGAACAAAGCTGCCAGTCTCCTTTCCGTTCAGGACCATCCGGTGTCCGTTCTCAACAAGGTGGAAAAGGCGGTGAGAGTTCGTCACCTCTGCGCGATCCGGGTACCCCCAGAGAGACTGAGAAATCTCCTGCTTCCAGCTCTTTGCAAATGCGTGTTTCCATCTGCTGTCGTCGCCGTAGTCCGGTCTTGGGAACTTCGAATTGACGTCCTCCTGCCAGCCTCTCACTGCCTTCCGCATCGCCTTGTTCATCTTATCCGGACCAATCTGGAGGGCCTTTATGATATTTGCCTTAAGCTCATCCACGCCTCTGATTTCTATCTGTTCCTCTGCCATTCCTTCTCCCTTCCGGTTACTTCATCAAAGACTCCGATTCGGAGCCCTCTGTTTTGCTGATGTACTCATCCATCTTCTCCTGTTCCTGCATCTTCTGCTTCCGCCACGCTGTGATCCCTGTCCTCGACGCATTGGATCTCGTAGTACACGCCATCCATGCGAAGATCTACGATCGTCTGGATCAGGAACTGTCGACCTTTCCACGAGATCACATCCTTCTCGGTAAGATCCGGCACAGCCTTTGCCCGGATCCGGATCTTGTACGTCTCTGTGTTGTTGTTCTTGTAGTATTCGAACGCCTCATTGCCCTTGACGGGAAGGATCTCCGCCCATACGGTCTTTACGGGAACCAGCTGATTGATCGTGTTTCCAAGATCATCCTCAGTCTCCCTGTACCGCTTGATGACAACGCGGTGGTTCAGTCTTCCGGGATCGAAGCCCTTTACTCTGCTCATCCTGCCTCCTCATTAAAAAACGGGCTTCCTGTCACCAAACAGAAAAGCCCGGAGCGTCAGCGTGAGCATGTGAAGATCCGCATCGGTACGCTGGTCATAGAGAACCGCAATGGTGTAGAGCACTGCGGTCTTGCCGTTTGGAAAATCGTATACCTGGTTCACATCATCCGTCCGAAGGACATCTGCACAGATCTTCTCGGCGGTCCTGATGAGATCCTCAAGGAGTGCATCCTCGTCATCAAAGTCGATCCGCAGGTACTGTTTCACTTCATCCAATGTCACCATGTCCCGCCTCCAAAGAAATCCCCCACAGGCGGATCCGCCTGCAGGGATGTATGGGAAGTGTCTGTCCGAGGTCTTCGGATTATCTGGTTCCAGATTCTCCAGGTTCCAGTATTATCCGGATATCCGATCAGGCCTTCTTGACGTTCAGGATCTGTACTGCCTCAGGGAGAACCAGGATGCCGTCCACTCTCTCCTTGGCAACGAATCCGATCATGCCATTGCCCGCAAAGAGCTCTCTGAGCTGCTGCATGGATCTCGTTCCGCGGTCTCCGATGTTGTAGTAGGAGAAGTCGCCAAAAGCGATCGCCGGTGCACCAACTGCAAGAGCC